CTTAAAGAAGTAAACAAAGAAAAACGTATTCTTATGGGTGCTGCTTTAATACCTGACAAAAGTATTTATAGACGTAACGACAAAGGTGACGAATACTATATTTACTTTTCTAAAGATACGGTACGTAAAGCATCAGAACTTTTCTTTAAACGATCAAACCACAAGAACGCAACTTACGAACATAAACAACCTATCGAAGGTATGACTATAGTAGAAAGCTGGATTGTCGAAAACACGAAACAAGACAAGTCTGCACACTATGGTTTGAACGTACCTGTAGGCACTTGGATGGTTAGTATGAAAGTAGACAACGAAGAAATATACGAAAAGGCAAAAAATGGCGAAGTAAAAGGTTTCAGTATAGAAGGCTATTTTGCAGACAAACTTGACCTTAATAGCCAATCAATAGAAGAATACGAAAGACAACTTACTATTGAAGAACTAAAAGAAATCATAAGCGAAGAAAAACTTGAATCTTATAGTGACTATCCAGAAGCCGTAAGAAACAACGCCAAACGTGGTATAAAACTAAACGAAGCCGTTGGTAATAAGTGTGCAACACAAGTAGGTAAAGTACGTGCGCAACAATTAGCTAACGGTGAACCTGTAAGCGAAAAGACAATAAAACGAATGTACTCTTATTTAAGCCGTGCAGAAGTATACTACGAACAAGGCGACAAAGAATCTTGTGGTTATATTAGTTACTTATTGTGGGGCGGTAAAAGTGCGAAGACTTGGGCAGAATCAAAACTAAAACAAATTGAAAAAGACTAAACAAAAAACACAAAGACCTAAAAGCCAAACAGGTCGTTTAGGTGGCAAACGTGCTTGTCTATGTGAAGACAATACTTATTCAACAAAGTGTTGTGACGGTTCGGTACGTGCGCAAGGTATAGGCAATATATAAACGAAAATGCAACAAACAATTTAAAATAAAGTTATATAGATATGAATATTCTTAAAAACGTAGTAAACAAAATCGCAGAAGGCGATAAAAAGACGGAGCTAAAGTCTGAAAAAGTTGAATTAGCTAACATAAAAGAATTAGATAAATTTGTAAAGGCTTTAGATAAAGCTTCTTCACAAATAAGCAACAATAAAAAAAAATTAGGTGCGGATTTAAGAGAAATTGAAGCAGTAAAAGACAGGCTTGAAAAAAACTATAACACGGCACTTGAAAATAAAAAAGCAGTTGAATTAGCTATAAACAATGCAGAAAAGTTAGCAGACGAAATAGCTAAACAAGCAAAAGATTTAGGTTTAGATATTAGAGACATAAAAAACATACCTGAATTAATACAATTAGTGCAACAAGTAGAAAGTGACCAAGAAGTAATTGATTCTTTTATAAATATGTCAAAAAAATATTTGTAAAAAATTAGTAATAAATTAGAAAAACACGAATAATAAAATAAATTATGAATAATAAAGCTATCCTAAACAAAGTAAAAGAACTTCTTGGAATGGAAGTAAAACTTGAACAACGTAAATTAGAAGACGGTGTTACCGTTATAGAAGCAGAGGCATTTGAAGCTGGTGCTGAAGTAATGATTGTAACCGAAGACGAACAAATGATACCACTACCTGTAGGTGAATACGTAATGGAAGGTGGCGAACAAGTTTTAGTAGTTACTGAAGAAGGTTTAATTTCTGAAATCAAAGCTAAAGAAGCTGAAGAAGAAGTAGAAGAAGAAGTTGTTGAAGAAGAAGCTAAAAAAGACTACGAAGAAAAAGAAGAAGAAATGGCTGAAGAATCAAGACCAATCAAAAAGACGGTTGAATCTATTGTAAAAGAAACTTTCTTTACTGAAATAGAAAACTTGAAAAAAGAAAACGCAGAACTAAAAGCTAAACTTGAAACCTTAAGTAGTGACGAAAACACGAATGAAGAAGTCGTAGAAACTACAAACGAAGAAGTAACTAACGAAGTAGAAACTGAAACTACAACAGAATCTGTTGAAGAAGTTGCCGAAGTAGAACTTTCAAGTGAAGAACCAGCTGCAAAGCCTATTTCTTTCAATCCTGAAAACAAAGAAAAAACAGACAAATATAATTTTGCTAAAAACAGACCAAGAAACATTATGGATAAGGTTTTAGCAAGAATAAACAAGTAAATAAATTTTTTAATAACTAATATTTTTTAATTATGCCAGAACCAACTATTACTGGAAGTACTTATGCGGGCGAATTCGCGGGCAAGTACATTAGCGCAGCACTTTTATCTGCACCTACAATTGACCAAGGTGGAGTTACTGTAATGCCAAACATCAAATTTAAAGAGGTTTTACAAAACCTTGACACAAGTGCTTTATTAGCAAACGCAACTTGTGATTTTCAAACTGACGGATCAACCGTTACATTAACTGAAAAAGTTCTTTCTGTAGAAGACTTTCAAGTTAATATGCAATTGTGTAAATCACAATTTCACTCAAATTGGCAAGCTGCCGAAATGGGCTTTTCATCTTTTGACGAATTACCAAAATCTTTTGAAGATTATCTTTTAGCTTATGCTGCTTCTAAAGTTGCACAAGAAATTGAAATTTCTTTATGGAGAGGTGCAGACGCAACTGCTGGACAGTTTGACGGACTTGTTACTTTAGCTACTGCTGACGGTGACGTAAACGACGTTACAGGTACTACTGTAACTGCGTCTAACGTAATTGACGAATTAGGTAAAATCGTTGATTCTATGAACGCAAACACGAATATTTATGCCAAAGAAGATACTAAAATTTATGTATCAAGAAACATTATGGCTGCTTATGTTCGTGCTTTAGGTGGATTTGCTACTGACATAGGTGCTAACGGTGTAAACAATGAAGGTACTATGTGGTACGGTAAAGGTGCTGCTTTGTCTTTTGACGGTATTCCACTATTCTTGGCTGAAGGTCTTGCTGCAAATACGGCTATGGCTGCACAAGCTTCTAACTTGTACTTTGGTACTTCACTATTAAGTGACCACCAAGAAGCACGAGTTATTGACGTATCTCAATACGACGGATCTGATAATGTAAGAGTTATTATGCGACTTGCTGCTGGTGCGCAAATCGGAGTAGGTGCTGACGTAGTTCTTTATTCATAATATTAACTAGAACGAAGTAAGGAGGAGGTAAAATGCCTTCTCCTTTTTTTGTTCATAAAACTTTAAAATATGTCTTGTGATATTACAAATGGTAGAATTGAACAATGTAAAGATTCGGTTAGTGGTTTAAAAAGTATATATTTCATAAATTTCGACGATATCGATAGTGACAATGTTACATACAACGCTACTGATACAGACGTAATCGATTCATGGGAACCAACTTCGGCTTTATCAATTTACAAGTATGAATTGAAGTCTACTGCTAATAGTTTTACGACCAGTATCAATAGTTCGCGTGACAATGGAACGACTTTTTTCGAACAAACTTTAGTAGCTAACCTTAAAAGACAAGATTTCGCTACACACAAAAACGTGAAGTTATTGGCTTATGGTAGACCAAGAATAATTGTTAGAACTATGACTGACCAATTTTTCTTAATGGGATTAGACCAAGGTGCAGATGTTTCTGCTGGTGAAATTTCAACAGGTGCTGCTTTAGGTGACTTCAACGGTTATTCGTTGACCTTTACGGCACAAGAAGAATTGCCAGCTAACTTTATCAATGTAGCAACAGAAGCTGCACTTGCTACTGCGTTTGCAGACGGTGCTGGTACTGATGCGGTAATTGTTACTTCTTAAGATTCTTTCTTATATTCCTTTCATAATGATTTGGCGCGCTTCGGTGCGCCTTTTCTATTTAAAATAAAAACAGATTCACACTTTTTAAGTTATATATATATGATAATACTACAAGAATCGGCAAGTGAACAAACTTTTAGCTTCATACCACGAAGTCAAGTTTACGATTCTATGTATATAACTGACGAAAACACGAATACTACAACAACCGTAACAATAGCTTCAAGTACACAAGGTGACTATGTAGATACTATAAGTGCAACTTTTGATATTAAACAAAACCACTTCTACAAACTTGAACTAAAAAACGGAACTGACATAGTACACAAAGACAGAATATTCTGCACAAACCAACCTGTTGCAACGTATTCTATAAACAATGGCGAGTTTGTTAGTCAAGCGTCAAACAACGAATTTATTATTTATGAATAATATACACTTATTAGAATTAAGCCACTACGAAGCACCTGTTATAAAGGAAGCAACGCGTGAAAATTGGGTAGAATACGGTGAAGACAATAATTTTTACCAATTCTTGATTGACAGATACACGAATAGTACAACGAATAACGCAATTATAAACAACGTAAGCCGTTTAATATACGGTAAAGGCTTAAGTGCTACAGACGCATCAAGAAAGCCGTCAGAATACGCACAAATGAAAGCTTTGTTTCATAATGATTGTGTTCGTAAGTTAGCTTGTGATTTAAAGATGTTAGGACAATGTGCCGTTCAAGTCATATATACGAAAGATCGTAAAAAAATTGCACAAGTAGAACACGTGCCAGTTCAGTTATTACGTGCAGAAAAATGTAATGAAGACGGTAAAATAGAAGGTTACTACTATTGTGATAATTGGCAAGACACAAAAAAGTTTAAGCCTAAAAGAATACCAGCTTTCGGTTGTTCTAATGAAGCTATAGAAATTTATTTTATAAAGCCTTATTCTGTCGGTCAAAAGTACTATTCGTTAGTTGACTACTACGGTGGTTTACCTTATGCACAACTTGAAGAAGACGTAAGTGCTTATTTAATTAATGAAGTAAACAACGGCTTTAGCGGTAGAACGGTAGTAAACTTTAATAACGGTGTACCAAGTGAAGAACAACAACATATGATAAAGTCTAAAGTTCTTAATCAACTTACAGGTACTTATGGTGAAAAGTTAATCGTAGCTTTTAACAACAATTCAGAATCAAGAACGACAGTAGACGCGATGCCAGTAAATGACGCGCCTGACCTTTATTCTACTTTGTCAGAAGAATGTTTAAGGAAAATAATGTTATCGCATAATGTAACTTCACCTTTATTATTTGGTATTGCAAGTAGTAACGGCTTTAGTTCAAATAGTGACGAATTAAAAGACAGTTTTGTTTTATTCAACAACCTTTGTATTTTACCTTTTCAAGAACTTTTACTTGATGCGTTTGAACATATTTTAGCTTTTAATGGTGTAAGCCTTAATTTGTTTTTTAGAACGTTAAAACCTTTAGAATTTACCGATTTAGAAAACGCAGCTACTGAAGAACAAGTACAAGAAGAAACAGGTTTAGAATTAAGTGGTGATTACGCTGGTAAAGAACTAATTGAATTAGGCGAAACACCAAAAGAAGATTGGTTGCTTATTGATGAATTTGAAGTTGACTACGATACTGACGAAGACGAAAACACTTTACTTTCAAGCGACATAAAAACGAAGTTAAGTTTAAAAGACAGGTTAGTAAACCTTGTTAGTAGTGGTACGGCTTTTCCTAACGCAAAAAGTTCACAAGACGAAATAATAGACGGTATTAAGTTTATTACACGTTATAAGTATAGTGGTAAAGGCGGTGGTAAGTCAAATAAAAGCCGTGACTTCTGTACTAATATGCAAAAGGCAGACAAGATTTATCGTAAAGAAGATATTTTAAGAATGAAAGGTCAGTCAGTAAATCCAGGTTTTGGTATTGACGGTGCTGCTACTTATGACATTTGGTTATACAAAGGTGGGCCGAATTGTCATCATAGTTGGAGAAAACAAATATATGTAGCTTTTGAAGGTACAGGTATAGATGTTCGTTCACCTTTAGCTACTACAATAGCGGTAAATAAGGCAGCAAAATACGGCTATGTAATTAAGAATGATTCACTTGTTGCTACCAAACCAATTAATATGCCTGATAGAGGTTACTATAATAAATAAAATACTATGGCAAAGGCTCTGCTCATTACAAATACAGATATTAAACGCTTTACGGCACTAAACGGCAACGTAGACGCAGATAAATTTGTGCAGTTCGTTTCTATTGCACAAGACATACATATACAAGGTATGCTAGGTACTGACTTACTTGAAAAAATACAAGCCGACATAGTTGCTGGTACTTTAGAAGAATCTTACTTGTCACTTCTTACTACCTACATAAAGCCTTGTTTAATTCACGCAGCTATGTTAGAAGCTTTACCTTATTTGGCTTATACTATAGGCAACAAAGGCATATACAAACACGGAAGTGAAAACGCAGAAACGGTAAGTAAAGAAGAAGTTGACTATATGATTGAACGCGAAAGAAAAACGTACCAACACTATAAAGAAAGGTTTATAGACTATATATGTCAAAACAATAGTTTATTTCCAGAATACACTTCTAATAGTGGTAGTGACGTTTATCCTAACACATATAATGATTTTTCAGGATGGGTAATATAAAGTACAAACCGAAAGAAAAGAACGTAAAGAAGTTAAAAGCTTTCTTAACTAAATACTATGGCAGAAATAAAAATAAGTGATTTAACGGCAAAAGGTGCTAACATCGCAAACACGGATAGGTTTGTGATCGCAGAAAGTGACGGTGCTGGTGGCTTTAATTCAAAGTATATTACAGGTGCAGAAATAACCGCAGTAAGTGCAGACACTATAT